CCTTACCTCTATTAGTCCGTCGGCACTTTGTGCTGCCACTAAAAGCATGTATAAGTAGCGAGTACGTATGGAAAGCGAAAAACACATGTAAATATGTTAATGCTTATGCATTAGGATGTAAAAGATGGAAAAGGGTGGGGGTGTCCGAATCTGGTCTAAGTGCAGAAATGTACATCATGAAAATGAGATATGACCCGGTGGAAACACCGCCCAGTAATGGGTTAGAGCCTAGTAACTGTCGTTACCAGGAACCTGGAGCCACATCCGTAAGGAGCAAGCTATGACTTTAAGTCACCCCGGACACCTGCGCAACCGATTTGTTGCTATCGGCATTAGCAATAGTCTAGCATCCCAACTTTCTAGGGAGGTTAGCCGATGGATTTCATGTTCAGGTCCTGAGTGGACCGTGAACCGCCTTAAGAGATTAAAGGCGGCCTACTTGAAATACATCGCAGGGGAACCGTATGATTTGAGTTGGTTTTCAAATCGTACTATTCTTGGCTGCTCGTTACCCAAAGGTCCTTTTGGGACCTTATGGAATCTCACGACAGACAAAACCAGGATTCCCCAAGTACTGAATGCTCTTATGGTTTATTCCAACTATAAGGCACCTCGGATAACGAAAACTCAGGTCGATAAGTTTGAAACGTCTCAATGGCGTTCCTTACCTATCCCCCAAGCCATTGAGGGTGCGAAGAAGCTTCTTCGTTTTCCTAAATGGTTTCGTGTCCGTCGATCAGTACTTAGGACATTCGAGGAGTTTGTGATATCCCGGGGATATTCTCCCGAGTATATCTCTAAGTCCCTGGATCAGTTTACTGATTCAGACTCAGGTCAGTATCTATGGGGGAAATACCCACAGTACAAACAAAGTTTCTCATCGCTATCCCATCCGATTGATAACCGGATTGGTTTTGATGATTACTTTGGTTATCATCCCGAGTTGACCCTTGATCGTTGCGTGGATCCTGTTGGGATCCTTGGAACTACTCAAGAGCCAGGCTACAAACTTAGGGTTTTCGCAAGCCCTAACATTTGCCATCAACTGGCAATGTCTCGAATGAAGGCACAACTGTTTAACCTCTTGCGAGAGGTGAGATGGGACTGTACGTACGACCAATCTATTGGTACTGATTGGTCCCAAGTACAGCTAAACCAAGGTAAGTCATTGTATAGCATCGATTTATCAGATGCTACTAATAACTTCCCGCTCGATATCCAGCTCTATGTACTCCAGAGGATCGGAGTATCTAAAGAGGATATCGATCTCTTCCATGATCTATCTCGTCTCCCATGGAAAGCAACATGGGAAAACAAGACTTTGAAATGGAATGTGGGTCAACCTTTAGGTTTAGGTCCATCATTTGCAGCATTTGCTTTGACTCACGGACTTTTTGTGTACTCTCTTCAGGCCAAGCTTGGTCTCAAGGATTCTTTTAGGATCCTTGGAGATGACATAATAATCTCCGATGTTGCATTAGCAACTGAGTATAAGAAATGGCTAAAAATGATAGGAATACCTATCTCTATGGATAAGACGATATCATCGTCCTTGGTTGGTGAATTTGCTGGGAAGCTTATCCACCGAGATCTGGGTATAATCTCCGCTGTGAAGTGGAGAGACGCCTCAGATCGTTCCTTTGTCGATGTGGTCCGATGCTTAGGACCAAAATCGAAAGCTCTTCTCAGACCTCGTCAGAGAAGAGTAATCGATTTCATATCGGTCCTTCCTGAGCCTGTTGGCTTTGGATGGAATCCAGAAGGTATACCTTTAGAAAAGAGGGTAGCCATGTTACAAGAATTTGAGGACGCGAGGAAACCTCGTGAACTCAGGTTCATGCAGCTGGATAAACTCTGGACCAAAGTTGTCCTTCATTTTAAACAGTCATACCTTAAGTTAGGTTTTCCACTTAGGTGGGATAAC